CGTAAAGAAGTAACTGCTGTTCTTCTTGAGAACCAAGAACGTGAAATGCAAAAACAGCGCGAGGCTCTATTTGAAGCCGCTCCAGCTAACGCTGTTGGTTCTTATGGCGATACCAATGGTTTCGCTAAGTTCGACCCAGTTCTTATCTCTCTAGTTCGTCGTGCTATGCCACAAATGATCGCTTACGACGTTTGCGGTGTTCAGCCAATGACTCAACCTACTGGTCTAATTTTCGCAATGAAGAGCCGTTACAGCACTCAAGACGGTACTGAAGCTCTTTTCAACGAAGCTGATACTGACTTCTCTGGTACTGGTACTCACTCTGGTGCTTATGACTTCGGTGGTTCTGAAACTACTGGTACTGGTCTAGCAACTGCTGACGGTGAGCGTCTTGGCCAAGGTGGTACTGGTGACGGTTCTTTCGGTGCTATGGCTTTCAGCATCGAAAAGACTTCTGTTACTGCTAAGACTCGTGCTCTAAAAGCTGAGTACAGCATCGAACTAGCCCAAGACATGAAATCTGTTCATGGTCTTGACGCTGAAGGTGAACTAAGCAACATTCTCTCTACTGAGATTCTTGCTGAAATCAACCGTGAAGTTATCCGTACAATCTACAAAACAGCTAAAGCTGGTGCACAAGGTGGTTCTACTGCTGTTGCTGGTACTTTCAACCTAGACGTAGACAGCAATGGTCGTTGGTCAGTTGAGAAGTTCAAAGGTCTAATGTTCCAAATCGAACGTGAAGCCAATGCTATCGGTCAACAGACACGTCGTGGTCGTGGTAACGTGATCATCACTTCAGCTGACGTAGCTTCTGCTCTAGCTATGGCTGGCGTACTAGATTATTCTTCTGGTCTAACTGGCAAGAACGATCTAACTGTTGATGACACAAGCACCACTTTTGCTGGCGTTCTAAATGGCAAGTACAAAGTATATGTTGACCCATATACCAGCAACGTATCTGCTACTCAGTTCTTCGTAGTTGGTTACAAAGGCGCTTCTGCTTTTGACGCTGGCTTGTTCTACTGCCCATACGTACCACTACAGATGGTACGTGCTGTTGATCCTAACAGCTTCCAGCCAAAGATTGGCTTCAAGACTCGTTACGGTCTAGTTGCCAACCCATTCGTCAATCTAGACGATGGCACCAGCGGTCAGGACAATCTAACTGCTAACGCAAACTACTACTATCGTCGTGTTAAGGTTTCTAACCTAATGTAATCTTCGGATTATTTTAAACCGACATAGAAGCGGTACTTTAAGGGAGACAGAAATGTCTCCCTTTTTTATTATAAATAGTAATGTTCTAACTGTTTTTATGTATTATGGAAGAAAATAGAGTTAAGGTTGTTATATTAACCGATCTTTTAGATAGCCGTGCAAGGAAAGAAAAAGAACTTGCATTTTACAATGAACAGTTAAGAGATTTACAAATAAAAATGGCTTGGGTCAGACATGAAATTGATTTAACCACAACTATAATTGATATGATTGAAAAAGAAAAGATATTAGATTTTCAAGAGTATCTCAAAAATAAAAGAGAGTCTTAATGACTACCATAATTAACTCATCTTATCCATCTTCAATTAATCCATTATCTCCTAATGGGTTTATGTTAAACATCTTAAAACTGCCAGATGTTTCTTACTTCTGTCAGCAAGCAAATTTACCTTCAATTTCTTTGGGGGAGATTGATCAATACACTCCATTAAGTGTTGCTGGAATTCCAGGAGAAATGTTAGAATACACCAAACTTGATATTCAGTTTTTAATAGACGAACAAATGAATAATTACAAATCTATTTTTAATTGGATGACTGGTCTTGGGTTCCCAGAAAATAATACTCAATATTCATCTATGCTTGCATTAGACAATAAAAATAGGACTGAACTTTCTAAAAACTATTCAGATGGTACATTAAGTGTTTTGTCTGCAACAAATAATGTAATTGAGCAAATTTCTTTTATTGATTTATTTCCAATATCATTAGACTCTTTAGTGTTCCAATCAACAAACAACGATGTGCAATACATGGTTGGTCACGCCACTTTCCGCTATTCATATTACAAATTTATTTGATTTTTTGTAAGATTTGTTGTATAATAGCAACAAGTCAACTTGAGGATTATTATGAACATTGAACAATTGCAAGAACTGTGGGAACAAGATTGCCAGATAGATGATAACTATCTCGGTGAAGCTGCAACAACCACTCCCAAACTCCACGCAAAATATGTTAAAATGCTTGTGCAAGTTAAACTCAAGCATACAAAACTTCAATCTGATTACAATCTTGCTCGTAAGAATAAGTTTCGATACTATCGGGGTGAGATGTCACGTGATGAATTGAAAGAACTTGAATGGAATCAATGGCAAGGCGTGAAGCCACTTAAGAATGAGATGGACGAATTTCTCACTGGAGACGAAGACCTAAATTCTTTAGAGGTTAAAATCAAATATCTTGAGACAATGATCTATTTGCTTGAGTCTATCCTACAACAGATCAAAGCACGTGACTGGCAGGTACGTTCGCATATAGACTGGAAAAAGTTTTTGGCGGGAATGTAATTGATTAAAATTGAAAAACTGGATGAAGTTTATGTTCGTGTGTTTTCTGATCCAAACATTGAACAAGAACTAGCAGACTTCTTTACATACGAATATCCAGGCGCTCGATTCACGCCACAATATAAGGCTAGGATCTGGGATGGTCGCGTGAGGCTTTTCGATCAAGTTAGAAAATCTCTTTATTCTGGTTTAGTGAACTATGTCATCGAATTTGCTAAAAGGAATGACTATGAAGTACAACTATCAGATGACCTCGCCATACAAAATAACATCAATCACGATGACTTACATGAATGGCTTAAAGATCTCAATCCCCAATCCAGAAACGAAGCAATCCAAGTTCGAGACTACCAGTTTGACGCAATATACAAAGCACTGTCTGATGAGCGAGTTCTTCTCTTGTCGCCAACGGCATCTGGAAAGTCACTTATTATCTACTCAATCCTCAGATGGCACTTGGAGCATAAACGTAAGTGCATCGTAATCGTTCCAACAACATCTCTTGTTGAGCAATTATACGCTGACTTTGAAGATTATTCAAGCGCAAATGGATGGAGCACATCTAAACATTGCCAAAAACTTTACTCTGGTTTTTCAAAAGAGTTTTCAAAAGACATTCTAATTACAACTTGGCAATCTGTTTATCTACAACCACGTGCATGGTTCAAACAGTTCAATGTAATTATTGGTGATGAGGCGCATCAATTCAAAGCGAAGTCCCTTACAACAGTTATGGAAAAGATGGATAACATTCGTTATCGCATCGGCACAACTGGAACACTCGACAACAAGAAAATACACCAGCTAGTTCTGGAAGGTATTTTTGGTCCAGTTCATAGAGTCACTACGACTAAGGCTCTGATGGATTCTGGAAGATTGTCAAACCTAAATATAAAGTGTATCATGTTGAGGTATTCAGATGAGATACGCAAAGAAAGAAAAAACAAGACTTATCAAGAGGAGATGGATTGGTTAGTCACCAACGATAAGCGTAATAAATTTATACGCAATTTAGCTCTTGCATCCGATGGTAATGCCCTTGTCCTTTTTCAGTATGTAGAGAAACACGGTAAGTTGCTTTATGAAATGATTAAAGATAAAGCACATGATAACCGTAAGGTATTTTTTGTATATGGCGGAACAGACACTTCTGATAGGGAAGCTATTCGTCATATAACAGAAGGAGAAGATGACGCTATTATTATTGCGTCATATGGGACATTTTCTACTGGGATTAATATCCCATCACTTGAGAACGTGATCTTCGCATCACCATCGAAAAGTAAAATTCGTAACTTGCAGTCAATTGGTCGTGGACTGCGATTGAAAAGTGGTAAGACTTCATGTAAATTATTTGATATTGCTGACGACTTACATTGGAAGTCGTGGAAGAATCATACTCTAAATCATGCAGCAGAGCGTTATAAAACATATGCTGAAGAAGAATTTAAAGTTAAAATATTGGAGGTAGATCTATGTTAAATGACAATGACCTCTATGTAATTTTTAAACTCACATCTGGTGAAAATGTGATGGCTGTTCTTCGTCAGGAAGACGAAGAAAATATATTAATAGAATATCCGATGATTATGAGATCTATTATTAATTTTGAAGAAGGTAGAGAATCTCTTACTGCCCAACCACTATGCATGTTTACAGATGAACATGATTTTATAATTTCTAAGAAAAATATTACATTTATAAAAAAGATGCATCATATTTTTATACCACATTATAAAAAGATTGTGGACGAACATGAACAATCTACTTTCTTTATACCAAATGAAGAAGATAATAAATTGTCATGGGAAGATGATACACCCACACAAAAATCTAAACTTATTATTAAAAAATTAAAAGATATTCTTGAATCAGACGAAGAAAGTATAACAGAAAAGCTAAAGCGTTTAGTGCCTGGAAATGATACTATTAACTAATCTATTCTAATCATCCCTAGACACCGTGAATTATGCCCCAAGTCAAGTAAAAAATCAAATTTATTTTGTAATTTAAAATAAACTTGTCTTTTTGTTTGGGGTGTTGTATAATACATAACATAGCCTCTAATTAGAAAGAGGAAATATATTAATGGCACACTATGTAAACAACAAAGATTTTCTTGAGGCACTTATTGACCATCGAGAAAAATGTAAAGACGCAAAAGAAAATGGTGCAGAAAAACCAAGAGTTAGTAATTATATTGGCGAATGTATCTTAAAGATAGCAACCCATCTTTCTTATAAACCCAATTTTATAAACTATTCCTATCGGGATGATATGATTCTTGATGGGGTTGAAAATTGTATTCAATATCTGGACAATTTTAATCCTGATAAATCTCAAAATCCTTTTGCATACTTTACGCAGATTATTTACTATGCATTTTTACGTCGCATAGCCAAAGAAAAGAAACAATCATACATTAAAGGTAAGTTAATTATGGATATGTCTTTTGACTCATTCGAAGTTCAAGATGATGACGAGCGAGAGTTTCATAATGCTTACATGCAATTTGTTCAACAGAATCGTAATTTTGACGAAGTGACCACTTTTGAAGAAAAGAAACGTAAAAAGAAAAAGAATAAAATTGACTTAGATGATTTTATTGAGGGTGATAAAGAATGAAAGTAGCGATTATAACCGACATTCACTTTGGTGCTCGCAATGATAGTATTGCTTTCTTAGACTTCTTTCATAAATTTTATAATGATGTATTCTTTCCTAAACTTGCTGAGTATGGTATTACTACCGTGCTTATTCTTGGTGATACTTTTGATCGCCGTAAATACGTCAACTTTTATGCGCTCCAAAGAGCAAAAGAAATGTTCTTTGATAAACTGGCCAACCTTGGTATTGCTGTTCATATGTTGGCTGGTAATCACGACACTTACTATAAAAACACCAACGATGTAAATTCTCCAGATCTTCTTTTAAGAGAATACACTAATATTAATGTAATTGATTCACCCACAGATATTACACTTGCTGGTGTAGATATTTGCATGATGCCTTGGATTTGTCCTGAAAACTATCAGGAAAGTCTTGACCATATGAAGAATACCAAAGCTGAACTTTGTATGGGACATTTTGAGATTTCTGGCTTTGCGATGTATAGAGGTATGGAATCCCATGAAGGACTTTCTAAAGAAACTTTTCAAAAGTTCGATCTTGTATTTTCTGGTCATTATCATCATCGCTCAAATGATGGTCATATACATTATCTGGGAAACCCCTACGAACTTACTTGGCAAGACTATAATGATCCCCGAGGATTCCATCTGTTCGATCTGGACACACGAGGACTTGAATTCATTGAAAATAGTTATACAATGTTCTCAAGAATCGAATACGATGATAAAACCCAAGACCCAATTGATCTAGATACTTTAGACTTAAATCAAAAATATGTAAAACTGGTTATTGTAAATAAAACTGATTTTTATAAATTTGACAAATTCATACAGAAGTTGTATAATAAAGGATGTCATGAGATCAAAATTATTGAAGACCTTTCTGAATTTGAAGAAGGTGATATTGGTGAAGAAATCAATTTAGAAGACACACTATCAGTTCTTTCTCATTATATTGATTCAATTGAAACCGATGTCGATAAAGAACAAGTTAAAACCTTTATGAGATCTCTTTATACAGAGGCAGTTAACCAAGAAGTATGATCAAATTTAAATCAGTGACTTGGTCGAATTTTCTATCTACAGGTAATTCGCCCAATAAAGTTTTATTAGATAAATCTCCAACTACTCTTATTATTGGTAAAAATGGCGAGGGTAAAAGCACGATCTTAGATGCATTGTGCTTTTCACTTTTTGGTAAACCCTTTCGCAATATCAATAAGGGTCAGCTTGTAAACTCAATCAATCAAAAGAAATGTCTTGTTGAGATTGAGTTTGATATTAATGGTAGGGAATACGTAATTAAGCGTGGCATCAAACCAAACATTTTTGAGATTTACCAGGACGGTGAGTTGTTGAATCAAGATGCTGCATCCCGTGACTACCAAAAAGTTCTTGAACAACAAATTCTAAAACTAAACTATAAAACATTTACGCAAGTTGTTATTCTTGGGTCTGCATCATTTGTGCCATTTATGCAGTTGCCATCGCTTCAACGTAGGGAAGTTATTGAGGACATTCTTGATATTCGTATTTTCTCTACAATGAATCAGTTATTGAAGGAGAAAGTGAGTGATACTAAAGCAGAAATTCAGCAAATTGAAAACGAGATTGCGAATGCAAAGACTAAAGTCGAAGCACAAAATGCTATTATTAAAACTATCTCGGAAGCAAAAGCAGATAATATACGATCTATCCAAACGAAAATCGCTAACAGCACTGGCGAAGTTGAGCGAACTCAGTCAGAAGTGGACACCCTTATCGGAGAAATTGAGGTACTCAAAGCACAAATTAGCGATAAAAAAGATGTCGAGTCAGAACTCAAAAAAGCCGAGTCAATTAGAAGTAAACTCCATAACAAAATTGAAACATATGAACAGCACAAAGAATTTTTTGACACACATGACGTATGCCCCTCTTGTGATCAAGGTATCCCACATGAGCACAAGGAAAGTATCGTCAGCAGTCTTAACGCAAAAGTGTCTGAACAAAATGACAAGGTTGGTGAACTCGAAACAATTCTTGGGTCTCTCAATGAGAGACTTTCGAACATTAACACTATCCTTAATACGATTACGGAAAAGAACATTGAACTCTCAACAAAGAACTCGGCTGTTTCCCTCATTAACAAACAAATCTCTAACCTTGAACGAGAGATTGAAAATAATCAAGCGGACACGGCAAATATTGACGAGGAAAAACGTAAATTAAAAGAGTTGGCCAAAGCAGCAATTGAAAAGATTTCTGTTAAAACAACACTACACGAACATAGAAATCTACAAGAAGTTTCTTCTATCCTTCTTAAAGATACTGGTATTAAAACAGCGATTATTCGTGAGTATCTTCCTGTCATGAATAAGCTAATTAATAAGTACCTTAATGCCATGGATGCTTACATTCACTTTGAATTAGATGAATCATTCAATGAAATTGTTAAGTCTAGATTCAGGGATGAATTTACTTATGCAAGTTTTTCGGAAGGTGAGAAGTTCAGAATCGATATTGCTATTCTATTTACTTGGCGTCAAATTGCCAAGATGAAGAACTCAGTAAATACTAATTTATTAATCCTGGATGAGATTTTTGATTCTTCATTGGATACATCTGGAACAGATTATTTCTTAAATCTAATGAATCAGTTTGGTGAACATACTAATATATTTGTCATTAGTCATAAATCTGATCAGATGTTTGATAAATTTAGGTCTGTTATTAAGTTTGAAAAGCGCAATGATTTTAGTATAATTTCTACATAAGTAAGTAAGTGCTTACTTAATAACCTCAAACCAGTGAGGGTTATTTTTGTCAATACTTGCCTTTTATTCATACTTGTTGTATACTAACGGTATGAAAATTGAAAAGGACTTTGCAATGTGGGAAGAGTTCAGTGACTTTGAACTGGCTATCTTATGCCGTAAATATCAACTTGAAGATTTGCCAAAATTTGTTTTTGCGTCTAATGGGATCCCCTTTACTTTGGCAAATCGTGCAGAAGTTGAACGTGCTTTGACTGAGCACGAAATGACTGAAGCATTTGGAGTATAAATAATGGAAATGAAAGCAACTGATCTATCCGCAAGGCTTCTTGCAACTGAAAATCTTTCAGTGATTCGTGCAAGAACTCGCACTGCATCTTTCGACATCAAGTCACGCATTTTGACTTTGCCGATGTGGAAAGAAATGACTCCCGAGATCGAAGATATGCTCATCGGTCATGAAGTGGGTCATGCCCTTTACACCACCGAAGAATATATCAAACCCATCGAGGAAAATCGTAAACTCATGAGCTACATGAACATCATCGAGGATGTTCGTATCGAGAAACTTATCAAACGCAAGTATCCAGGTCTGCGTAAACGCATGAACGATGGTTACAAGCAACTCAACGATCGTGACTTCTTTGGAGTCAAGACTGTCCAGAATTTTGACGACATTCTTTTGATTGATAAAATCAATCTATACTTCAAAGTTGGTTTCCAATGTGGTGTTAAATTCACACCAGAAGAAAAACAATTTGTCAATCGTGCCGAGCGCACTGAAACTGTGCAGGAAGTTATTCAACTTGCACAAGACATCTATGCTTATTCCAAACAACAAGCTGAAGAACGCAAAGAGCGTCTGCAAGCAGAAGGTTTGGATGATGAGGAAGATGATTTGGATCCAATCGAAAGTGATTTTGATGTTGACATGGATGGGGATTGGGATCAAGAAGAAGATGAAGATTCTGATCTGAATCCTTTCAAATCAGGTGGTTCTAATAAACAGAATGACGAGAAAGCACTTGATGAAACTGACTTGGAATCAAAAACCGAGCGAGTGTTCCGAGACAAACTCGAAGATCTAGCCGATGAATCAACTGAATATGACTACTGGAAATTTGATACTGATTTCTTTGAATCTCCAGTGGTTGGCTACAAAACCATCTTGAAAGAAACTAAATCTACAGAGCAATGGACTGATGAAGAAAATCAAGAACATGGTAGTTGGCGTCAACGCAACTGGTCTGATGAGGAACGCGCAAACTGGTATGCTAACCAAAACAAAGATTTTGAGAACTTCAAAGTCGAGACTATGCGCACTGTAAATTATCTTGTCAAAGAATTCGAGATGAAAAAGTCTGCACAACTTTACAAACGTGCTCAGACTTCTAAGATCGGTTCGTTGGATATGCGTAAAGTGTATGCATACAAGATCAAAGATGACTTGTTCAAGCGAGTGACTACTCTACCACAAGGTAAGAATCATGGTATGATTATGCTTGTAGACTGGTCTGGTTCGATGAATGATGTATTGCAAGATACCATGAAACAGGTTGTCAGTCTTGCACAATTCTGTACACGTATTCAAGTGCCTTATCGTGTGTATGCGTTTACTAGTCAATATAATGATAGAGGCTCGCGTATAGATTATGATAGTTATATTGCAAAACAACAAAAACGCTCTGAATATATCAAAGCTAAAATTGAGCGTGGCGGAAATATTCTCCAGCTTGATGGCAGCTTCCATCTGTTGGAATTGTTCTCTGATAAAATGACTACCAGTGAATTTCAGTCAATGGCTAAACGCACAATCGACTATCGGTTCCAGTGGAACGACGGTTACAGTACTGGTGGCACTCCGCTGAACGAAGCGATTGCATGGGTTTATCTGAATATTGGAGATTTCATTAAGAATAACAATATCGAGAAAACTACATTCATTACGTTGACTGATGGCGAGGGTGGCTCGCTACAACCGATCACTGGTCGTTATGCTTTGGATTCAGGTCGTAGTGAAGTTGTTGATGGTATGTATAAACGTATCAAGATGAAACACTTTATTAAAGATGAAGTTACTCAGAAAACTTACGAATTGACACGTGATGCTACTGTGCAGGCAGATGCAATTCTTAAAATGATCAAGGATCGCTATAATGTTGCAGTTGTTGGTTTTCATATCTGCCGTAATAATAAACGTGAATTGCGTGGTGTTATTGATGCTAACATTCCTAACTACAAGGGTGACAAATACGCATTGATTGAACAGTGGAGAAAAGATTTCCGTAAGGATAACTTTGCTTCTATTAAAAACACTGGTCGTGATGAACTATTCATCATTCCGCAAACTGCAACTAAGATTGTAGACGGTGAGTTGGAAGTAGATGCCGATGCAAATGCAAAGGCGATTGCAAAGAATTTCGGTAGGTTCTTAAATACAAAGAAGACTAGCCGAATCCTATTGAACCGATTTGTGTCTCTAGTTGCGTAAGTTGTTGATTTATAAAGGAAATAATGACCCTACTGGTGGTAGGGTTATTGCAGAAAGTTGTTGACTTTTATTGCGACTTGATGTAAAATAACGGTATCGAAATTTGATTATGAATGGAGTGAAATGATGGCTAAAGTTGATTCAGTGTTTCGTCGTGAGTTTGAAATCAAACTCTTTGAAATGTATCCTGATGTACAGTCCAAGGGTACTGTAAGTCGTCCACAGTTGATTGATGTTATGAAAAAACTTAAGACTGAAAAATTCCCATTGTGGCTGATGAAAGATAAAGTCGGTCGTGGCTTGTATGCTCTCGATGGTGGCATGAATCGTGTAGCTGTTGTTGGTAATACTGTGTTGAAATCTGAACCTGTGAAAGAATCTTTTGTTGTGGATTATAATGATACTAAAGCACTGATTCCTGCGAAGGATCCTAACTTTGTTCCATTCGGTAACTACAGTGACCTAGAGAACATTATTAAGTCTGGAATCTTTTATCCTGCATACATCTCTGGTCCAACTGGCAATGGCAAGTCCACGATGGTTGAACAGATTTGCGCCAAACATAAGAAACCACTCATTCGTGTTAACCTTAACATGATGACTGACGAAGAACAACTCATCGGCTCCAAGACTCTTCAAGACGGTAATGTAGAGATTGTCGAAGGTCCAGTCCTTATTGCAATGCGCACTGGCGTCACGTTACTGCTTGATGAGATTGACGCTGGTGCAGCAAATACTCTGTTGTGCTTGCAACCGATTCTCGAAGGTAAACCCTACTATTTCAAACTCAAGAACGAGATGATTGTTCCTGCAGCTGGATTCAATATCATTGCCACTGCAAACACTAAGGGTAAGGGTTCAGACGATGGTCGTTACATCGGTACCAACGTGCTGAACGAAGCATTCTTGGAACGATTCGCTGTAACATTCGAACAGGATTATCCTAACGCTAAGATTGAAGTCAAGATTGTTCGCAATCTTATGGAGACTTTTGGTTGTTTGGATGATGAGTTTGCAGAAACTCTTGTCAAATGGGCTGACGCAATCCGTCGCACGTTTGCTGATGGTGGTGTGGATGAAACTATTACGACTCGTCGTATGATTCATATTGTTCGTGCTTTTGCGATTTTCAAGAATCGTGTTAAGGCAGTCGAACTCTGCTGCAATCGTTTTGACGCTGCAACTAAGGCTGCATTTATCGACCTATACGATAAGGTTGAGAATCCTCAGCCTGAACCTGCTCCCGAAGCTGCAGTGGAAAAAACTCCAGAAAGCGAGGAAGTACCCTTCTAAAATGGAGAAATTTGGAATTCTGGAGAGAGAAATTTCTCCAGCCAAAAAAGTTGCAAAAAAGATGAAAAAAACTGTTGACTTTTATTGTAACTTAGGGTATAATAATACCTGTGATGTTAGTTTTTGTGAAACTTTTTAAAGGAAATATATCATGCTAAAATTTGCAAACCTGTCATTGGCTCAGAAGCGTTTCGTTGTCGCTGTGATTGAGTCTAACCCTCAGTACAAAAAAGATCCTCAGATCACTCTGAAAGAATGTGCTGCAATTTATTACACCTTGCGTGATACTCGCACTGGTGCTAAGAATGAGAAGATCGGTTATCCGAACTGGCTCTTCAATAAAAACAAAGTCGAGCGTGGTGTGTATCAACTGCCTGTGCCGACTGCTACCGAACTTTCTGACTACCAGAAAGAACTTGATTCCAAGTTGAATCCAGTTGCTAAAGCTAAGGCTAAAGTTGCGAAACTTGCTAAGGCTAAGACTGTCAAAGTCAAGTCCGCTCCTGCTGCAAAAGCAGAGAAGAAACAAACTGTTCGAGATAAATCTCGTCTGCAGTCCGTTATTGATGAGTCTGTAGAAGTCGATACTGATGTCGAAGACTTCAACCAAATTTTACGAGAGAATGGTATTCAAGTTTAATACCTGACTCTTATCTGTCGCTGGGGTTTGCCATCGCCCCAGCGTCTTTTTTCATTTGATGGATTTATAATGGAGATATTATAATATGTCTAAACAAGCAAAACTACTTAACTACCTAACACGTGGTAACCAAGTTACTGCTCGCCAGATCTCTGGTTCTTTTGGTTTGAGCAATCCCCACGACGCAATTTATCAGTTGCGTAATCAAGGTCATTGCATTTATGGCAACAAAGCCAAGCTAGCCGACGGTTCAGAAACCGTAAAATATCGCATTGGTCGTCCGACCAAGCGCATGGTTGCTATCGTTAACCGTGTTGTTGGCGCACAACTCTTTACTCGTGCTTAATTAGTGAGTTACATATGGACATTCGTTGAGTGTCCATATTTGATTTCATTGGAGTGATTATGGCAACAAAAGACGATGTGAAGAAATCTCAAACTGCCACAACTGGTGGTCGTAAATTTGATGGTGGTAAACTACAGTATGGTTTACTACCACCACTCGCATTAAAAGCAACCGTAGAAATTCTAACATTTGGTGCGGAGAAATACGAACCAGATAATTGGAAGCATGTTCCTGACTCAAAACGCAGATACTTTGACGCAATGCAAAGACATCTTTGGGCATGGAAAGAGGGTGAGCAAAACGATCCCGAAACTGGTAAAAACCACTTGGCACATGCAATGTGTTGCCTAATGTTCCTCTACGAACATGATGTGAAATACTCAAAATAATTTGCCTAGAAACATGTTTTGAGGTATAATATTTTATACATAGTAATGTGTTAATTTGAATGGAGAAAATATGAAACTTAGTAAAGAAACTGTTGCCCTCTTTAAGAACTTCGCTGGAATCAATTCCAACTTGCTTCTGAAAAGTGGTAGCAAACTAGCAACCATTTCCGCACAGAAAAACGTAATGGCAGACGCAACCGTTGGGGAAACATTTCCCGATTTTGCGATCTATGATCTGAACGAATTTCTTGGTGCAATGTCGTTGTTTGAAGATCCCGATTTGGACTTCCAAGACAAGTATGTATCAATCAGTCAGGGAAGTAGCAAGATCAAATTCTTTGCGGCAGACGCATCTGTTCTAACTGCACCTCAGAAAGCAATTACCTTCCCGCAGGCAGAGATTACCTTTAATATCACAGCAGAGAAACTGAGCATGATCCAGAAAACTGCATCTGTTCTTCGTGCTGCCGATGTATCAATCGTTGGTGATGGTTCAACTGCAACTGTAGTTGTTGGTGATAAAAAGAATGCTACTGGTAATTCTTTTAGCGAACCTGTTGGGACTACAGACAAAACTTTCAAAGTTAATCTGAAAGTGGAAAATCTGAAGATGCTTCCAGGTGATTATGAAGTATCAATCTCAAGCAAGAAAATCTCTCGTTTTAAATCACCATCTAGTGATCTAGTTTATTATGTAGCAGTAGAAGCTGACTCAACTTTCGAGTTTTAATCAAAAGTTGATATATTATGAATAAAGTTGAGAACCAGTTTTTATGGGTAGAGTCGTACAGACCTCAGACAATTGATGACTGTGTACTACCCGAGACACTAAAGAAAACCTTCAAGGAATACATCGCACAAGGTGAACTTCCTTCCTTCTTGTTTAGTGGTACTGCAGGTGTAGGTAAAACTACTGTGGCGAAAGCACTATGTAATGAGATTGGTGCAGAGTACATTATGATCAATGGATCCGATGAGGGTCGTTCGATCGATGTTTTACGAACTACTATTAAATCGTTTGCATCAACCGTATCTCTAACAGATGCTAAAAAGGTTGTAATAGTTGATGAAGCAGATTATATGAATGCTTCATCAGTTCAACCTGCTCTTCGTTCGATGATTGAAGAGTTTTCCTCAAATTGTCGATTCATTTTTACCTGTAACTTTAAAAATCGTATCATTGAACCACTCCATAGTCGTTGTGCTGTGATTGAGTTTAAGATTGATTCAGCTGATAAACAGCAGATTGCAGCACAGTTCTTTAAACGTGCTTCTCAGATCCTTAAAGAAGAGCAGATTGAGTTTGATCCTAAAGTTGTAGCAGAACTTATCACCAAACACTTCCCTGACTATCGTCGTATTCTAAACGAACTACAACGCTATTCTGTTTCTGGCAAGATTGATTCTGGCATCCTAGTTAATATGTCAGAGGAATCATTTAAGTCTTTGGTTCGTTTAATGAAAGATAAAGACTTTGTTGAAGTGCGTAAGTGGGTTGCTAAACAATCTGATGCAGACACTGCAACTTTGTTTAGAGAATTCTATAACACTGCGTCACAATATATTGAGTCAAATAGTATTCCATCCCTTGTTCTCTTACTAGCCGACTATCAGTTTAAAGCAGCATTTGTGGCTGACCATGAACTAAATATAATGGCAGCACTGACTGAAATTATGGCTCAGTGTAAATTCAAATGAGGAACTATGGAACTTCTAATATTATTTGGAATTGCTTTTTGCTTTTATCTGATGGGCTTGGTTGGTGGTTGGAAAGCGAGAGAACGCAACCTTATAGCAGAAAACATAGAATTAACAATTAAAGAAAACAAAAAACCTTTACAAGAGATGATTCATATCACCATTGAAAAACATGCTGATATGCTCTTTGTGTATAACAAAGAAAGTCAAGAATTTATGGGGCAAGGTTCAACCATGAAAGAGGTTAATGAAGTCCTTGAAAAAAGATATCCTGGGAAACTGTTTGGATGTTCTGAGACAGAACTAAAACTACTAAAGGCTAAACAATGACTCCCTTCGATTATCTTAATTCGATCAATCTCACAAAAAAGAACATTTTTGCAGAAGATCCACTAGCCGAAAAGGAGTATGTTCCCTATATTATTAATAGGGGTCTTTCCTATTTTCCAGATACCGTTTTATACGCTAATGAGATGAATAGGAGGTATGATACACCGAATGAATGGCAATTTTTATATTTACTAAATAGTATCTCTAAGAAAAAAAGATTCAGTAAGTGGCACAAAAAAGATGCTGAAACTGAGTCCTTTCGATTGGTGAAAGAATACTATGGTTACTCGAATGAGAAAACGAAAGAAGCGCTAACGATTCTCACAGAAAACCAGTTGGTAATGATAAAAGAAAAATTATTCAAAGGTGGAAAATAATGACTGTAGAGATGGTATACTACGACTGGACGCCAGAGTCGATGCTTGAAGTGAGTCTGCCAGAGCCAGACAACTTTCTAAAGGTGCGAGAAACTCTCACACGCATCGGAATCGCCTCCAGAAAAGAAAACAAACTGTACCAGAGTTGTCATATCTTACATAAGCAAGGTAGATATTTCATCGTACATTTCAAAGAATTGTTCGCTCTTGATGGTAAAGAATCAAACATCACTAGTGGAGATGTTGAGAGAAGAAATGCTATTGCTACGTTGTTACAAGATTGGGAACTATTAAAGATTCTAAATCCTACACAAGCGGAACAAAAAGCATCACTATCTCAAATAAAAGTTGTTTCTTTTAAAGAAAAAAATCAATGGGAACTTGTGGCTAAATATAATATTGGTAAAAAAACTAAATGACTGGAGTTAAAATGATTAAACTTGAATTGACAATTGAAGAAGTTAACACTATTCTGGCATCATTGGGTAAACACCCATTTGAACAGATTTTTCAATTGATGAACAAAATTCAGCAACAAGGCGCTGAACAAGTTAAACAGTTAGAAGCTGAGCAAGCTAACAAAGATACTAAATAGTATTGTCCCAATCGGGATGGGAATTGTCCCTACTACCTTAGGGATCGTTTTAAAGCGGACATGACGTACGATGTCGCTGGATCTCGTAACCAGCATTTAACCGCATTGCCTTCGGGGATGCATTTTAACTTACTCGCTTATTAAAGGAGCAAAAAGCATGACTAGATTCATTCCATCTGTATTCAGCGATCTTTCAAATTTCGACAAGTTCTTTGTCGGGTTCGACGATCAGTTCAAACGCATGCAAACACTGCATGATGATTTGACTAAGAATATTCCCAACTATCCTCCATACAACATCAAGAAAGTTGACGAAAACAAATACGTCATCGAGATTGCTGTTGCTGGTTTCGCTCAACAAGACATTGAGATTGAGATTGATGGAGACAAGTTGATCGTTAAAGGTAACACTACCTCTGACGAGAAGGAAGACGCATTCCTATTCAAAGGGATTGCGAATCGTGCTTTCACTCGATCCTTTGCCCTTAACGATCATATCGAAGTTAAGGACGCTGAGATGTTCAATGGTATGCTAAAGGTTTTCCTTGAGCGTATTATTCCTGAGCATAAGAAGCCAAAGAAGATCGCTGTGAAAACAGGAAAAGAAAAACAGCTTTTAAATGAAAGTCTATAATGAATATTCTTTCCAGAATTAAATCATTCATTGAACGATTTAAAAAATATAAACACCGTAAGGTAAAGTAACAAGTTTAGGGGATCTTGGATCCCCTAAATATTTGTTATGAAAGCAAAAGTAACAAAGAACATGATCTCTTTCATCCCAGTGATGAGGGGTGAGTGGATATTTAAAATTTCTGTTTGGAAAAATAAACAAGTTTTAGTTATTGTACAACATCAATATGATGTATCAAAAATGTATGTTGAGTGCTTCCCAAATGAAGATTTAGCTGCAGATTTTATAGAAAGAGTATCTAGTGAGGAGTTATAATGAAACCTGGTAATATTGTGGTATTTAAATTGGTGAGTGGTGAAGAAATTATTGGTGAAGTGTTCAACACTTTCGACTTCACTGAAGAGATCAAAAACCCTGCAGTTGTTATGATGCAGAGAACTGAGCAAGGTATGGGTGTAGCATTAATGCCTTATCTTCCATACTGTGATGGTAATATAAGTTTCCATAAAAATGGAATCATTGCTGAAGGTGAGCCGAGCCAGAATATGCGAAATGAATATAACCGAATCTTCGGATCTGGTATTGAAATCGTCTCCGCATCAGCCCTAAATCTGGTTAAGTAAGTAAGCACTTACTAACCACTCCCCGAGAACCCTGTACTAGACAGGGCTAGAAAACCCTACTTTTTGTAGGGTTTTTGCATTTAAGTGTTGTCTTTAATTGCAACTTGATGTATAATAATGGTATAGAAAGTTGAAAAGGAACTTATATTATGATGCTCGTGATTTCTACTCAAGTGTATGAGAACTATGCCTGGAACGAAGACGGTTCCCTGGGTACAGGTGCTGATGCCTATTGGAAACCGAAGGGTGGTCGGGACTACAAAGTCCTGGGTGTTCCCCTCAACATCGACTACGAATCCGTGGTCGCTGCTGCTGGCGTCGAGGTAGCCAATGACGGCTACACCGAAACTGTTATCGGGTGGTCCATCGAGTCGGATGACTACATGAGTGAATTTGAACAACAACAGCTAGACTATATGGGCAAGATCGACTATCCTGAGCCTACTATGGAGTACAGCGATCTCGTAGCGAGGGCAGCATGATCCTTGTTAGAGAGGTTACGAACGACTGGGCTGGAAATGTTCGTCCAAATCATACCTATTTAATGGATGATAAGATGAATAAGGTTCTTGGATATTTTAAGTGGCACAACCCAAACGATTTTGAACTTTGCAAGTTTCCAATTACAATCGATAGACGCTATCGTAAATTCCAAATTTTGCAGACTGGTTATAAATTTGCAAACGAAACACCCAATACAAAGACTTGGGAAATTGCAGGATCAGGGAGCAACAAATATCTTGTCTCGCAAGATGATATGGGGTATAATTGTTCTTGTATCGGTTTCAAATATCATGGCAAGTGTAAACACATTGAGCAGGTAAAAAATGAATCTAAATAGTTTTTTCGAGAGTCTGGCGAACAATGCCTCCCGCAACTTCAAAATTGAGCAACTAACTGAGCACAGCAATAACGAAGTGTTGCGTGAAGTTGTTCGTCTGGCTCTCGATCCCTTCACTCAATTTTATCAGCGCAAGATTCCGATCTATCGCACAGACAGACCTAAGTCGCTAGAACTTTCTGATGCATTGAATATGTTATATGATCTGAGTTCCCGTGCTTATACTGGAAATGCTGCAGTTGCATATCTTACAGATATTCTTGAGCAGTGCACCGAACCGAAAGTCATTGAGCGCATCATTCAGAAAGATCTGAAGTGTGGTGTATCAGTTGCCACAGCCAATGATGTTTGGATGGGATTAATCAAAGAATACCCAGTAATGTTGTGTAGTGGTTTCGAACAGAAACTAGTAGATAAAGTAGAATTCCCTGCACTGGTTCAAACCAAGATGGATGGTATGCGATTCAACGCAATCGTTCGTGATGGTAAGGTAGAATATCGTTCACGCAATGGCAAAGAAATTCAGTTATTGGGAAATTTAGATGATGACTTTATTCGAATGGCAGGTGATGTTGATTGTGTTTTTGACGGTGAGTTACTTGTTGATGGTGGCTCTGGTGTCATGGATCGACAAAGTGGTAACGGCATTCTTAACAAAGCAAACAAAGGAACAATTTCTGCGAAAGAAGCTGCGATGGTTCGTGCGACTGTTTGGGATGTGATTCCCTATGCATATTTTGTGGATGGATATTGTCCAATTGCGTATGGAAAAAGATTTTCTTCTCTTGAGTTACTAATGGCTGATAGAAAACCGAAGAAAATTACACTTGTAGATTCAGTTGAGGTTGATAGTTTTGATCAAGCAAAAGTATTGTTTGAAGATCTGCTTTCTCAAGGTGAAGAGGGTGTTATCCTAAAAGATAAACGTGGTGTATGGGAAGACAAACGTGCTAAACATCAAATTAAAATGAAAGGTGAACTTGAATGCGATCTTAAGATTGTGTCAGTTGAATCTGGGACTGGTAAGTATGAAGGTATGCTAGGTGCTATCGTCTGTGAATCTGCCGATGGTATTATTAAAGTTAATGTAGGAAGTGGGTTTAATGATGATCATCGCAAGACGCTTAAAGAGAAGGATTTATTGGGCAAGATTGTGGCTGTTAAATACAACGCTAGGATTAAAAATAAAGCTGGTGAAGAAAGTTTGTTCCTCCCCATCTTTGTCGAAGTCCGCGAAGACAAAGATATCGCGGACACTTCTAAGGAGATAAAATGATTCTTGAAACACTTGTTAGAGCAAAACGCTATTTTGATGTTAATAATGAACGTGACATTGAGACAGCAAGACAGTTCTTTTTAACTTATAGTTGGAAGCATGAGGGCAGTTGTCCATTTACTTTGGAATACCCACACCTGACTATCCCAGATATGATTAAACATAAATTGATTCATAAATTTTTGGGAATCGAAGAACGCTCACGTGATGCGGAACTGTTAAAATGAAAGTTGTAATCAACGCATGTAACGGTGGATTTGGTTTGAGTGAACAAGCAATTGAGAAACTGCTTGAGCGTAAGGGTATTGCTTTCGATAAAGTAGAGCGAGAACAAAAATTTCTTGGTGCGTCTTATTACAAAGCTGGGCAACCACACACCAATGATAATTATATTTCTGAATACGATCTTGTCGAACATCGTTCTGATGAAGACTTGATTGCTGTTGTTGAAGAGTTAGGAACTGCAGCAGATGGTCGATTCTCAGAATTGAAAGTTATTGAGATTCCTGATGATGTGGAATGGTACGTTGAAGAATATGATGGTCTTGAGTGGATCGCTGAAGTTCATCGCACTTGGAGATAAGTATGAGAGAAGAACTTGACGCAAAACTTGTAGAGAAGTATCCCTTAATCTTTAAGAATCGTTATGCATCTATGCAAGAGACTGCCATGTGTTGGGGTTTCTCTTGCGGAGATGGCTGGTATAATATCATTGACGTACTTTGTGGTTTGTTGTATAGTAAATACAATCAAGCTAAAGATCGATACGAATCTATCAAAGGATATTATGAAAATGGTGGACGTTATCCATGGACTGATGGAAAAGAAATCACTGCTGAAGAAGTTGAAGAAAAACGACTAAAGATGGAAGAAGAAGCAGTTAAAGTACCTATTGCTTCTCAAGTCAAAGAAAAGTTTGGCGGACTTCGATTCTATGTTCAAGCAGCAACTGATGAACATTATAACTACATTCATTTTGCTGAGAGTATGAGTTATAAGACATGTGAAGTGTGTGGTGCTCCTGGGACTTACTATCCATTTGGTTGGCATCATGTAGCATGTGATGAGCATGCAAGTGAAGATGATAAAGAAAATCTTAAGGAGTGTAATAATGAAAACGTGGACAGCAACAGTTGAAGAAGATGCATGGGGTGAACCAATCTTGGTATTTCCAGATGGTTGTTTACCTGAAGATTGGGTTGAAGGAACTACAGTTGAATGGATTGATCAAAAAGATGGCTCTTGGCTTCTAAGGAAGAAAGAAATGACTAGTAAATATGTAATGGTTGAGTGTATCTCTACATTTCGTCAGCGATATGTGGTTGAAGTTCCTGCAGACGCTAAATGTGGTCCAATTGAATATGCAGAAGACACTGTGGCACTCGAAGAATACAAAGAATTTTCTCAGAAACATATTGGTGAAACTATTGTTAGTTCACGTGAGGTTACTCGAGAAGAGATTCTAAAGATCTGCGATATCGATAATGACTACTGTAAATCTTGGACTGATGAACAAAAGATGGATGTATTTGTTACTCCTCCTGACTATGTAAATGAGAACAAGTAATGTTCATCTTCGATTGCGAGACATTGGGGGTTGAGTCAAACGCTGTCGTTCTATCGGCAGCGTTGATTCATTTTGACCCAGAGAAAAGACCTACATATCAAGATCTACTTGACGATGCATGTTTTGTTAAGTTTAATGCAAAGGAACAGATGGGTGTTGGTCGAACTGTTTCAAAGTCCACGCTTGAGTGGTGGAAAGAACAACACGACTATGTAAAACAAGTTAGTTTACATCCCTCTCGTGAGGACATGACTGTTGAGAATGGAATGCAAAGGTTCTATGACTACATGGCAAAGTTTCCAAATGCAGATAAACAAACAATGTGGGCACGTGGTTCGTTAGATCAGTTAGCAATTGATTCCCTCGCAGTTAAATTTGGCTTGCAAGAAATCACAGGGTATAATATGTGGAGGGACGTCAGAACAGCGATTGATATTCTTTATGGAACCACCAATGGATATTGTGATATTGTTCATCCACTCTTTAAAAGGCACGAAGTTATCAAGCATATGCCTGTACATGACTGCGCTCTTGACGCACTACAATTAATGTATGGAAAATCAGTTTAATGGAATTTTATACCACAGCACAGCAATGGGGTGACAAGATCCTCGTTCGAGGATATCAAAACGGTAAACCGTATATGCGTAAGGTAGATTTCTACCCTACGCTTTTTGTCACTTCTAAGACGCCATCTAAATGGCGCACTCTTGACGGCACTTATGTCGATGAGATGAAACCTGGAACTATCAAAGAAACAAAAGAATTCGTAAAGAAATACGAAGACGTTGCTGGGTTCAATGTATATGGTCAGACTAACTACAGTTATCAATATATCAGCGACACCTATGAAAAAGATATCAATTGGGATATCGAACAGATTAAAGTGTTCACTATTGACATTGAGACTGCCACTGAATCTGGTTTCCCAGATATTCGTTCTGCCTCAGAAGAGATTCTTCTAATCACTGTCAAGGATCTTCAGAAGAAAACTGTAATGACTTTCGGCTACTCGCCAACTGGAGATCTTTATAATAACCATCGTGATAATGTGACTTATCAGGCATACACAACTGAGATGGCTATGCTAAAGGACTTCATTATCTGGTGGCAACAAAATTATCCAGACATCATCACTGGATGGAACACTGACTTCTTTGACGTACCATATTTGATCAACCGCATCAATCGTGAGTTGGGTGAATCGTTTGCCAAAAAGATCAGTCCTTGGGGACTCATTAACCAACGTAATACCTTTATCAAAGGTAACGAAGAACAACATTACGATATCTCTGGTATTAGTCAGCTAGACTATCTGGAACTCTACAAAAAGTATACATATACTAAACAAGAATCGTATCGTTTGGATTACATCGCTGACCAAGAACTCGGTGACAAGAAAAAAGAGAATCCTGGAGATACATTTAAAGAATTCTATACCAAACACTGGCAGGATTTTGTTGCATATAACATCCATGACGTAGAGTTGGTTGATAAACTGGAAGACAAGATGCGATTGATTGAACTGCATCTGACCATGGCTTATCAGGCAAAGATCAACCCGCAGGATGTTTACTCGCAGGTTCGTATGTGGGAAGCTATCATTTATAATCACCTACGTAAGAAAGGTATTGTTATCCCTATCAAAGTTAGCAATGAGGGTAAGAATGCGCAATTCGAAGGAGCATTCGTTAAAGATCCTCTGATTGGGCAGCATAAGTGGATGGCATCCTTTGACTTGAACAGTCTGTATCCCCACTTGATTATGCAATACAACATCAGTCCAGAGACTCTTACTGATGAAAAGATCTCTGTCACCGTTGACAAGTTGTTGGCAAAAGAAGTTGATACCTCATATTGTAAACGTAGGGATCTTGCTTTGACTGCCAATGGCTGGTGTTATCGCCGAGATGTTAAGGGGTTTTTACCAGAACTTATGGAAATAATGTATAGTAATCGTTCCAAGTTCAAAAAACAGATGCTGAAAATTCAACAAGAGTATGAGCATGATAAAAGTAAGAAACATTTGTTGAAAGAAATTAGCAGACTGAATAACCTACAGATGGCCATGAAGATTGCTTTGAACTCTGCATATGGTGCGATTGGTAACGCATATTGTAGGTATTTTGATATTCGTATGGCTGAGGGTATTACAATTTCTGGTCAGTTGTCCATTCGTTGGATGGCCAATAAGTTGAATGCCATGCTTAATAAAACTCTTAAGACTGAGGATCAAGATTATGTAGTTGCGATTGATACAGATTCGATCTATCTAACTCTAGAAAATCTAGTCGAGAAAGTTGCTGTCGATAAAGATACTGCAGGTAAGATTAAGTATATGGATCGTATCTGCGAAGAAGTTATTCAACCATTCATTGATCAGGGATACCAGGAACTTGCTGAATACATGAATGCGTATTCTCAAAAGATGCAAATGAAGCGAGAGGTTCTTGCCGATAAAGCCATCTGGACTGCGAAGAAACGATATGTTATTAATGTTCATAACTCGGAAGGAGTTCAATTTGCGAAGCCTAAAGTTAAGGTTATGGGTTTGGAAATGGTCAAGTCCAGTACACCTGCGGTTATTCGTGACAAGCTGCATGATTCGTTGGAAGTTATTCTGCATGGAACTGAAGCGGATCTACATAAGTATGTGATGGACTTCAAACATGAGTTTGATAAGATGCCAGTTGAGGATATCGCATTCCCTCGTTCTTGTAATGGTCTAAAGCAATACGCTGGATCACCCATTTATACGAAGGGCACACCCATTCAAGTTCGTGCAGCATTATTGTTTAATCATCACTGTAAGCGACTGGGTATTCAGAATAAGTATCAGGCGATTAGAGATGGCGATAAACTCAAGTTTGTTTATCTACGAACACCCAATCCTTTGCAGGAAGATGTAATTGCCTTTACTACACAGTTACCAAAAGAACTAGGAGTGCATCCATACATAGATTACGATAAGATGTTTGAGAAAGTATTTACGGATGCTCTTCAAATTGTTATTGAATCCCTTGGTTGGAAAACTCAAGAAGAAACATCATTGGAGTCTTTCTTTGGATAATATTAGAATCATAGAAACAGGTATTGATGTATCTAAAATTTTAGATCAATTAAAAGAATATAAAGAAGATTGGGGTGCTCAGAAAAATATTGATGGTGTAGCAGATCTGGTTGAAGATAAAGAATATGGATTCCCAAAAATTGAAGCAGGTGTGTTACAGTTGATAATGGGTGGGGTGGAAAAAGAAGGGGAATATGTTGGTGATACAGAAACTTGCGTTCCAACTCCTGCGTTTTTTCACCATACAGAAGTTATAAATGTATTAAAAAAATATATTAAATCAATTAGTCGTTGTGGGTTTTTATCCTTACCAGTTGGTGGAGAGGTTGGACAACATATTGACATTGGATCTTACTACCAAACAAGAGATAGATATCACCTTGCAATACAAGGCGTATATGACTATACAGTTGGTGGAGAAACTGTAAGAGTAGAACCTGGAACTTTGCTATGGTTTAATAATAAATTATTACATGGAACTAAAAATGTTGGAGATGTAGTTCGTATTACATTTGTATTTGATGTGAAACACCACCCAAGCAATCCTTAATTGTCTTGCAAACAAATTTAGTGTATAATAAAAATAGATGGAAGGTCTAATATGAAGTTGTTAAAATTTTATGCTGATTGGTGTGGTCCATGCAAAGCATTATCTAAGGTTATGGAAACTGTAGATCTCGGTATACCAATAGAAGAAATTGATGTTGATAAAAATATGAACGTAGCCATGGAATATGGAGTTCGAGGAGTCCCAATGTTAGTACTTGTTGACGAACATGGAAACACTGTAAAATCTAAAACTGGTTTATTAAATGAGTCCCAGTTAATTAAATTTGTGAAAGGTTAATTATGTCGATCTTAGAAAAAATTAAGAAGAATTCTACAATTAAGGATACTGCTATCCTTTCCCAATCTAAATTCTTCACAAAGAAGGATATGATTCCTACTACCATTCCAGTCATCAACGTAGCGTTATCTGGTCGTCTTGATGGTGGTTTAACTCCAGGACTGACAATGTGGGCTGGACCAAGTAAACACTTTAAGACTGCTTTTAGTTTACTAATGGCTCGTGCATACTTAGACAAATATGAAGATGCTGCATTGTTGTTCTACGATTCTGAGTTTGGTACTCCGCAGTCTTACTTTGATGCATTTGGAATTGATACTGAGCGTGTAGTTCATACACCAGTTACTGATGTTGAGCAGTTGAAGTTTGACATTATGCAACAGCTACAAAACATTGAACGTGGTGAGCGTGTCATGATTGTTATTGACTCCATCGGTAACTTGGCTTCCAAGAAAGAAGTTGAAGATGCGTTGGATCAGAAGTCTGTTGCAGACATGAGTCGTGCCAAACAGATGAAGTCATTGTTCCGTATGGTAACACCTCACTTAACCCTAAAAGACATTCCTATGGTTGTAGTGAATCATACATATAAAGAGATTGGAATGTTTCCCAAAGATATCGTTGGTGGGGGTACTGGGAGTTATTATTCAGCGGACAACATCTTTATTCTTGGGCGTCAGCAAGAGAAAGATGGAACCGAAGTTACTGGCTACAACTTTATCATTAATGTAGAAAAATCGAGATATGTTAAAGAAAAATCTAAAATACCTGTTTCTGTATCTTTTGATGGTGGTATCAGCAAGTGGTCTGGCTTATTGGATCTCGCTCTCGAGAGTGGGCATGTAATCAAACCAAAGAATGGTTGGTACCAGCGAGTGGGTGAAGAGAAAAACTACCGTGAAAAGGATACTGACTCCAAAGATTTTTGGATGCCAATCTTAATGAACAAAGACTTTTATGACTTTGTTAAGAACAAATATTCAATCGGTCAAGTAGATATGGTAAATGGTAGCGATCTAGACAAAGCATTGGAAGAATTAGATTTTGAAGATGTTGAATAAACCTTATGTTGTTGTGCAGTCCAAATATACAGGATTGGACGCGATAAAGTTGACAGAACATCCATTTGATGGTATAATATACGCTTATGGAAAGATTGAATTTGAAGAAGATGAAGAAAATGATACTCTTCATCTAAAGTTTGATTATGAAATTCTAGAAGATAGTGGTAAGAAGTTTACAGATAAAAAACCATTTGAAAAATATATTGGCGATATTCTGCAAGAACTACTCCACGAAGGTATAGCACAAAATAATTTAATTTACACAGGCGGAGTTGATGAGAATAGAACAAAAGATTCTAACGAATCTGATTTATGATGAGCATTATTGTCGAAAAGTAATTCCCTTCATTAAGAAAGATTATTTTCAAGATCGTAAGGAAGCAATCCTTGCATCAGAAATTATTAAGTTCTTTAACCAATACAACAAGCCAGCCACAAAAGAAGTCTTGTCAATCGAAGTGTCGAATCGTAAAGATTTAAATGACAAGGAAGCACTTGAACTAACCGAATTCATCGGCAAGCTGGAACACGAACCAGTCAATGAAGACTGGATGATGGAAAATACTGAAAAGTTTTGTAAGGATAAAGCAGTCTATAACGCTATCCTAAAATCCATTTCGATTATTGATGGTCGAGATAAAACACTAACACAAGATGCGTTACCATCTATCTTATCTGATGCATTGGCAGTATCGTTTGATAGTCACGTTGGCCACGATTATTTGGATGACCATGGTTCACGTTTTGAATATTATCATCGAGTTGAAGAGAAGATTTCATTCGACTTGGAGATGTTCAACAAGATTACTAAGGGTGGTTTATCTAAGAAAACTTTGAACATTGCACTTGCGGGGACTGGTGTTGGCAAATCTTTGTTCATGTGTCACGTTGGTGCTTCATGTTTGGTACAGGGTAAAAATGTATTATACATAACAATGGAAATGGCAGAAGAAAGAATCGCAGAACGTATTGATGCGAACCTCTTGAATCTGACCATGGATGAGTTGAAGGTTATTGATAAGGATATTTTTGATAATCGTATTGATAAGATTGCCAAAAAAACTCAAGGCAAACTAATCGTTAAAGAATATCCTACTGCATCTGCCCATGCTGGTCACTTTCGTGCATTGTTAGAAGAATTGAAGTTGAAGCGTGATTTCAAACCTGATATCATCTTCATAGATTATCTTAATATCTGTTCTTCTCAGCGTATGAAGCAGGGTGGAAGTATTAACTCTTATACATATGTTAAGGCAATTGCAGAAGAACTACGTGGACTGGCAGTTGAGTATAATGTTCCAATCGTTTCAGCTACTCAAACGACACGATCTGGTTACACAAACTCTGATCCAGGACTGGAAGATACTTCTGAATCGTTTGGTCTTCCTGCGACTGCTGACTTCATGTTTGCTTTAGTGAGTAATGAAGAACTAGAGGGATTAAATCAGATACTTGTTAAACAGCTGAAGAATCGATATAACGATCCAAGTTATTTTAAACGATTTGTGGTTGGTATTGATAGAGCGAAGATGAAATTGTATGATGTTGAAGCATCGGCACAAGAGAATATCTCTGATGCTGGTCAGGATGATGAACCAATGTTTGACAAGTCTACATTTGGTCGTAGACAAAGAACAGAAAACTTTGAAGGTTTTAAGTTTTAAGGAGAAGAAATGGTAAAGGTAGTTGTAGCAGATAAAAAGATTGACTGCGAACATTTAATTGGACAGTTCGTAGACGAACAACATTACGATCTTCTAATTGAAGAGGACATGGATGTATACATGCCAGAGATTCCTGGACATCCAGAACTACTACATTCTGAAGAGCGAATTGTATTGAAGTTCCGTAAGAACTTCTTTACTAAAGAGCAACAAGATCAGGCATACATTGGACTTCGTGAAGCAGCAACTGAAACACAGAATCGTGGTGCTGCAGCTGGTCCACGTGCAGAGAAATTGGGTAATCGTGAGTGGGTGACTGAGTATGAATCAGACATTCTTGATTATTTCTTAGATCCAAAAGCAATGATTGGAGTAGATCCAATTGATGAAATCAAACGCAAACACGAAGGTAAGACTGATAAACCATCTACACGAAACAACGTGTGGGGTATCAATGCAGTTACCAAAGACAAGTTTGTGTTTGCTGATTGGGTAGAAGCAACTCGTAAGTTACCTGCAGCAGAACAGATTGCTGAAGCCAGACGAATTGAGAAACGATACGTCTGTGCCACTACATACGCCAATGGTGTGTTCTCTGGTATTGCTGGATGGTTCGATCGTTATCCTCGACTTCCTTATGGTCGTGCGACTTCTTACACTGCACGTGAACCAGAGAAGTTTGCGATGGCTTATCCATTCCTACAGACTCTTGCTAGAGGATTTGAGAAATTGCTACCGTTGCGTTATGAGAATCAGATGCAGGCAGCACGTAAGATGGATCCTCGCTTCTTGGTTCCTGGAACACCATTCACTACGATTACAGTGAACAAAACATTCCGCACTGCTGCACACCGAGATGCTGGTGACTTAAATGCAGGATTATCCAATCTGTTGGTTCTTTCTAACAATGGTAATTACTCTGGTGGCTATTTGATTGCTCCTGAGTATCGTGTGGCAGTAAATGTAAGACCTGGAGACTTGCTTCTGATTAACAATCACGAAGTTATCCATGGCAACACACCAATCGTTTTGAATGACGAAGAAGCAGAACGTGTTTCATTGGTTTGTTATTTCCGTGAGAAGATGCTTGAACTTGGTAGCAAAGAATACGAAGATTGTCGTTATGACTATGTTGAAGAACGTAGACTCAACAAAGAACATCCAGGTCACAAGTATGAAGATGGAACAGATCGTCATTTGTGGAATGGCATCCATCCTGGGATGTGGGACTCTGAGGAATGGTATGAATACCTAGAACGAAGACTAGGTCATGATGTTCTGATGAAGTATCATCCAGAAGCAGAGAAAGCGAATTCATTGGAAGGATTCTTTTGATGTGTGCAGTTATTGGTGCCATCGTGCTTGAACCCACCAAGCAGGACTTTGCTATGATTCGTAGGGTATTCCATGAGTCCAAGATTCGTGGAATGCATGCAACAGGTATCTCATTCCTACCGAACTGGTCATCTGGAATCGAAACTATCAAGGAATCAATTCCAGCAGATCAGTTTGTGGACAAGCATCTACACGATGATAATCTTGCGAGCATGATAGCTAACGATGGTAATCTTTATCTAATAGGACATTGTCGTTATTCTACGTCTGATTTAGAGTATAACCAACCTTTATACAAGGACAATAAATCAATTGTTCACAACGGTGTTATTACTCAAGAACTTCCAGAAAACTGGAAAGACAAGTATGGTTATGATTGCATCACAAAGAATGATAGTGAGTTAGTCTTACATTCTGACGATCCATTACGAGAGTTTAGCCATATGTCAATGGGTGTAGTTGAATTGTATGCAAACAAAACTATAAGGTTCTATCGTAATGGTAAGAGACCATTATACTTGACATCTATTCCAAATGGTAGTATAATTACTTCTACAGCGGATATTGCTAAACGTGCTGAAGTTGGGGGATTCCCAGTTGAAGTTTTGATGAACCATTACATTACATTTGATGAGCATCTTGCAATGATGATTGAGAAAGTCCCAGTTGAAGATGCCGTTGATTACCAACATGCTGTTAGTTAATTCAACAAGAGTAGAAGAACTCATTAAAAACAGTCCAGCTGGTAAGAACACTAAGTTCTTATCGGCTGCACATTCATTGTGGTATCGTTTTCATAACTACGATAAA